GACTGGTTAGTATTCCAAGGAATTGTAAATGTTGTAGAACCAGTTACAGTCACTGTAAAAGGAATACCAGCAATTTGTGGCATACCTGTTGTAGATGACTGGAACAATCCTTGCATTACAACCACATCACCAGAAGCTAAACCGTGAGCGCTACCAGTAGTTACAGTAGCTGGGTTTGCTTTTGTAATCCCAGAAATTTGGATCTGTGCTCCATATTGGAGCAATTGTCCAGCTGAGAAAGTAGTGATACCATTTGTATCTACAGTATCTGTAGTCAATTGGTTAGCAGCTTGGAAACGATTAATTACAGCAACACCTTGACCCATATTTGCATCCCAATAAGCCATTGGAACACCATTATCGGAACCAGATGCTGATGCAGTGTAGTTGATAAATTCTACAAAATCAGGTTTAAAAGGCAGATTAACGATCTGCGCAGCACCTGTAGAAGTAAATTTACCTTTTGCCAATCTAGAATATTCAGCCATACTACACCCCCAAGCTTGAGTTACGTGTGCTAAGCAGATTTCTGATGGCCGTATCCTGTGTAATAGCTTGCGCTTGCGCAAACTTCACAGCAAGAGTAGCGTTCTGAGCCAACATGCCAGAATAATAAGGATCACGATAGATCAGGTTCATGGAATAACCATCCTGATTTATGTGTGTAATCGCTTGCTTACCAAGGACCGTGTTGTAATAAACATCAGAAGTTGATCCAGAAGCATTTGTAGCAGCATTTCTTGCCACAGGCGCTTCAGAAGAAGTCAAAACACGGATGTTATAAACGCTTCCATATTCACTTGGAAGAGCAGAAGCATTGGTTGGATAGTTCCATTGTGAAAGGAATCCACTACCTACCAATCCATCAAAATCAGGCTGCAGTTCTGTTGAAGACAGCATAAAATATGCTGAACGAACAGGACCCGTCCCAAAACGATCTTCCCCAAGGATACCGCTCATAAATTTATAAGCGTTATTTGTATCCAAAGTTGCAGCCACAAGGCTGAAATCCGATACACCAAGGTTCGTTGGGTTGAAGCCATTAGACCCCCCGCCAGCATTGATGTCAGACGCAGCCGACACAATGTAGTCGCGAAGGATCAAGTCTTCTGCTTGACGCATAGCAACAGCTAAACGTTCAGAAACCCAAGCCAAAACACCTTCTTGGTCTTGCAGAATTACTTGTTCGTTGATAATGCATCCAGTACCGAAGAAAGCCATTTGTGCATCAATGATGTCACGCTGTGGCACTTGTGCTGGGGGATCAATCCCCGAGTTGCCCAATTGTACAGTGGGTGGCTGTAGCGCTCTAGGGCGCATGAAACGGCATGTAGTACCGCCATTAGCTGGCATCGATACTTTATCGCATACCGTAATGTAGTTCATAGTTGGCGTTGGGACGTAGAGCATTGCAGGAGCTAAGCTCTGCAGGATCATAGGCCCCAAATTGCCGGTAGTCGTAATCGACATTATAACCTCGTAGGTTAAATGTTGATGATGACGTGCCGATCGGGATACGAGCCTAATTACGTCTTTTTTCGATCACATCTGATTGTGGCTGCGATACCACATAACGCGGATGTTCTTAACGCTGAACAGCGAAAACTAAACTTATCAAGTATTTTGTTTAAATGTCAATTTTAGCCAAGCCTTAATCTATGTTTTAATTCTTGCATCTTGTCGTAAGCATTCTTTTGACCAGATTTGCTAAAGTCACCGCCGTTTGCATATGGGGCTGCGCCTACACCAGAAGGTTGATAATAGGGGCTGCGTCTATTGGCATCTATTTTATCTTGCACTGAAGGCTGTTTTTGAGGCGGTTTGTGAATTCCTAAAGCTTTGATATTCTTGTAGACTAATTTCTGCCTTTCAAAAGTATCAGGCATTTGAAGAATCGTTTCAGCAAGTTCTGGGTCAGATTCAGCAAATTTATCAGCATGTTGAAGAACTTCAAAAAAATCGGGATTACTTCTTAACCAATTTTCTTTTCTTTCTTTTTCTAAAAGGGTTCTAGCCTTCTCCTCAGCCTTTCTTTCTATTTTCTCATCAATATCTTTTTCAAATGAAGAAAGCTTTTTTGCAAGCCGCTTTTTATCCACATAAGGCTCATCATCATCTTCATCGTCCACCTCTTGATTTTTTTTGCTTAATGCTTCTTTAGCACGTTTCTCAGCCTCTTCTCGTGCAGCACGTTCTTGTGCTAGCATCCTTTCATATTTGGATTCAAGTTGTCTAAAATTTAGTTCTTTATCAGAAGGTTTATTCTCTGTAGTAGCAGTTGGGGCGGCATTTTGATTTTGGGGAACTTGAGCAGTCATGCTTATCCTTTGTCCATTTACGCAGGACGGCGGTTAGGATTTTAGTTATCATTAAATTCAAATAATTATTATAATGCAAGACATGAAAGTTGATCGCTTAGAAACACATGACCGCTTACTTCATTTCAAAAAAGATCAAGCTCTAAGTATTTCACAAGGCGTTGAGGATTGTTTAAAGAAAAGCGATCTAGCGCTGCTATTACAAGATAAGTCACCATATATATACATATTTGCACATCCTAGGACAGCAGATGATGGCTTTACCAAGAGAATGCTTTATCAACCACGCTTGAGCAAACCTGAATCTCAAACTAATTCCTATTTATTTAGAGTAAAATCTAAGACAGATTTGATAGAAGTTTGTTGGTTATTGCCTCCAGAAGAAATGTGGGGCCAATATGAAAAAGGAAAAGTTACAGAAAGCGATGTTGTTTTATGGTCTATAAATGAGTTCAGATTCAATAAGAAGCAACTAGATATGCCACACCCTGAAGACCTTTCAGAGGATGTTGGAAGGGTGATTTATAAAGAGGTTTTGAATACTTTGAAACCAAATAAATTTGAAAAGCTCAAGCCAATGACTTTGGAGGAGTCTTCATCTTCTTCGGCGAAACCGCTTTAAACCCAGCAGAATCCTCTCGTATTCGACCCACCTTGCTCTTGATACCAGTGCCATAATAATCTCCCATGCCAAAAGGCGTATTCTGAGTATGTGCAAATCGTTCTTTACGTGGCTTTTTTGGATTTTGCCGATTTGGTTGACCGGCTTGCTGTGCTTGCGCCATATGCCTTTAGGAATCCTTTTTCATCAAATTCTAAGTTGCCAATATTAGCCATTGCAATGATTTTTTCAGGTGACCAATTGTACACCTTCATAGCATCTAGTGCATCTCTGATTGAAAGCTTATCCAGAACTTTTCATCCTAAATCATCATCTTGAGTTGTATTCATACGACCTTGTGGAAGAACGTCTACAATCTGTTTAGGATTACCTTCATGGCCTACTGGCTGTCTATGCCCTACACCGTAATGTGTACCAGCATTTACAAAGTTAGATGATCTCTGATCATATTGTGGGCAACGAAAATCCCAAGGAGAACCTACACCATCTTTTGGTTTATCTTGCGGATTCTGTTCTTTAATGCGAGCAGGATCTGCAAAACCAGAATTAGAATTCTTTAAAGTACTTCTGTTTTTTTCAGCAGCAGTATTTTTATAAGACTGAACTGTCTTTGTATTTTTCATATGCCCTCTTTTTAGAGATAATAGGGGTTCCAATCACGACAAGTCACCCCGAAACCTATCAGAATTAGTTTCTATATTCAGGAAGTTTGCCTTGATGCTTTTTGATCTGAGAAGTGCCATCAGTTTGTTGTTTTCTGACATCTTCCGTTTGATCAATATATTTTGAAGGAGCCCCTGCGCCTTCTGCTGAACTTTCCATTTTTACCTTGTGTGGTCCATCTGGAAATACAGATGCACTGCCTTTTGAACCAGCCCAAAAGCTGTGATCATCAATTCTTCTACCAGCCATAACTACCTCTTAAAGTTGTGCCATATCAGCTTGACGCTGTGGCATTTGTTGATTAGCGCCCATTATACTACTTACAAATTCATTTGCAAGTGACGTCCTTTTTGCATCAGCCTTCTCTTCATTTTCTTTAGCTTCTTGCTGTAAGTCAAAATTCTGAAGCTCATGCATTTTCAAAGCAGCTTCAATCTCACCATATTTTGCAATCACATCCACAAGCTTCTCTAAAGCTTCCATTTTTGCTTTTGTCGCCATTGCTCTGTTTTGGGTGATTTCTGAGAGCCTTTCTTCAAACAATCCAATATCAGCTTCCGCACGGCCATGTCGTTCTCTTGCTGTTGCAAGGTTTGCTGCTGCTCTTGAAACCAGTTCTTGTAATTTTGCATTTTCGAAGGCATGTTGAATTGTCTGAGCATCTTGTTGTACCGCAGCAGCTTGTTGTTCTTGTTGTTGTAGATATGGAATAATCTCACCTTTTCCTGTGATGTTAAGCTTTGGAATAATCATCGAAGGTGAAAATACTTCTCTACCAAATGCAGCATTGATATCCATCATCTGCTGAGCTTGTAGGTTTTGCTGCATAGGCGTTAGGTCAGACTCTTCAACTAAGACTTTGTACTTAGCAAATATCTTGGAATAGAAATGCGCAGTTGGCTCTTCACCAATATATAAAGCCACTTTTTCAGCGTTCCAATTGTTTAGAGCAATTTGTAAAAGCCTATCTCCAAGAAGTCTGTCAGAAAAGTCCCATTGATCGAAATATTTTTGGAATACCATTAGGTTGGCAGCCGATTTTAGCATCATTGTCAGGCTAGAAATCTGCTTGTCATTCTGTCCAGACCAATTTTCCAACTGCATTCCAGATGTTTCATACATCAGATTACGCATCTGCTCAGCCAGAGCCAAATCACTTTCAGGAACTGCAGAAGGGATGATTTTTTCGCAATCGGTTAGCTCGTAGCCTTCGTTGATAATAACATCCCAACCTTGCCCAGATTTTTTTAGGTTGTCTTCGTTAGCAACAGCTCCCACCTTACGTTTCCAACCAGCATTGATCGTCGCAGAAGTGATGTCGTTATTTGTGATTATCTTATAGTTGAAGAGAAACTGAGGATCTCTCATAGGGCGGACAAGCGAACGAACTCTTAAATCATGGTAGTTAATATGCGGATCATAGTTCCAAAAATAAGGAATGAAAGGACATCCATCAAATCCTAGAGGATTATCTCCCTGGAACATTAATTGATCATTCAAGACAACAGCAAGCTTCCAGCAAGGAACATCTACAGTTACCTCTTCCATATCATCAATATGATAAAGAATCTGTTCAAGTTGCTCATCACCACCAGCAAAGTCAAAGAATTGGTTCTTAGATTTACTATAGAGCCTTTTTTTCTTCTTAGTCCATTTGTACCATACGTATGAGAGCACCATCAGATCATTTCTTGCCATATTGTAATTTTCTGGCAAAAAGTAAAATGACCCATAGCGCTGAGGAGTACCAGCCATAGGTGTTACTTGCTGAAGCTTATCAGGAAACCTACTTTCAGCCTCTTTTTTGCTGATATATTCCTGACACCAAACAAATTGGCAATCTGACATATCAGGGCTTCTAAAATAAGGATCAACAAGGAAAGAGTTATATTCCCATATCTTTAGCTTAAGCTCACCTTGAGCCTGATCATCACCTGTATAATCCAAGAAAGGCTGTAATAGAACCATTCCAGAAATAGCTGAAAGCTCTTTAGCTTTAGACTTTTGTTCGTGAATGGCACCCATGTTAGAAACATTGGTGATCAGCTTTGTGTATTGATCAGTCGTTTGATTGTCGGCCCCTTCACTTGCCTGATACATGAACGATTTTCTATGTTGTCTTTCATAACCAGTAACCATGTTTATAGGCTGCTGAATGATATTGAAGTAGTACTGCTGATAGGATGATGAAGGGCTAAAGTTGAAATATCTATTCACATAAGCTTGAGAACCAGCATAGAATAGCGTATCAATATTTGACTGATTCCATCGCGACTGCTCAAGCGGCTGAAATTTTGAATAGAGATTATCAAGCCATTGCCTGACATTCCCCTGATTAGGTTCTAGACTATTATTCCAAGGTGGGTAATAAAATGACATGTACCTCTATGCGTTAGAGATACGAAACATATACTAATTATTTTAATTTAGCAATCCGCGACATCTAAAAATTTCTCGAAAACCTATTCTGAGTGTATTCTTTAGGATTGTGCATATAAGGATCGTAAACAGAAACTTTATGGGTTGCTAAGGCATATCTCAATGCATCAACACTATGGTCATCCTTCTTCAAAGGCTCATCATACCCTCTTTCAGCAGACTTAGGATCCCAAACGTAAGTTTCAATTTCACGAATAGTGTTAGTGCATTCTGAGCAAATATAGACATTCCCATTCTTCATTTCGCTCGTCATTTTATTGATTCCGTTCTCAACGTCATTATTTGCATCTATCACATGCAAACCTAACCGTTGCATATCGAGCTTAAAATTAGCTGCAGAAGGGTCCACATAGATATTTTTAACCCCATATGGTTCTAGAAATTCAGATACCTCTTTAGCAAACTCAGAGCTGGTTTTTTGCCTTCCTGTCTTTTTAGGGTCCCAATAATATTCCTTTTCTACCCATATTCGTTTTCCCGTCTGAGTATATCTACCAGAGCTAACCCCAATGAGTAAGCAACAAAAGGGATTAACACTACCATAATCAATAGACGCAATCCAATATTCAGCAGCAGCCGGAGGCTTTTTAACAACATGTATATTATGATCAAAAAAATCAAATATAGCACCCTCAGCAAGACACCACATCCCCAAATAATTGCGCTTGTAGAAAAGCCCAGAAAGCGAATCACGGATTCGTTGCTTATAGTCCTCATCAACATAGGGATTGTCATCCAACGTAAAGTGTAAACTGTAGTAATTTTTATCTCCCGAGTCAGCCCTATCAATCCACTTTTTAACCTTGTGATTAGGATGTGAAGGGTTCATGCTAGCAAAACCCATGCTATGAGGATTGCTTAAACGAGTATCAATCATATCAATAATTGATTCAGGATATAACGTCATTTCATCACAGTAAACCAATGACATCGTTTTTCCCTGAAATTGCCCTATCGCACCCTCATCTTTAGCACCTAATGTCGAGATAGTCTTATCCATAAATTTCAACTGCCTCTTACCAGCAAACCATGTGCAAAACGGCCTGTAGATAGCAAGTTGATCGCTTTCTAAAAGCAATCTAATCGCGTTTTGGTAGATTGTATCGCTAGAATGACCAACCATAAAAATCTGTGAATCAGGGCATTCATACGCAGCCTGCATAAAGCGATAAAGAGTCCCCACAGTCTTGCCAGAACGAACAGAGCCATGCGCAAGATTCCAATGAGCCGTGCTATTTTTTACAAATTCTAGTTGCTTATCTGAAAGAGGATTAGTCATAATCAATCCATAACAATCTGTGAGGTATCATGAGAAATAGAGCCAAATGTAAACTTTGCTCCGAAATTATCGAATCGTTTCATCGTTATGATTATGTTTCCTGCAAGTGTGGTGAGATTAGCGTCAGTGGTGGAGATTATGCCCTTGAATGCTCTGCAAAAGACTTTTGCAATTTTTTTCGTATTGACGATCAAGGAAATGAAATCGCTGTAAAACTTAAAAATCCAACGGAAGAGCCCACCAACGATGATATTTCTTACAAACCAACAAAAAAAGACCTCGTTAAGATGCTGGAAGAGATGGTTAAAAATTATGAGAATTTGCCCGAGCATGCAATGTCAGCGCCTATCACGCATTATGATTATTGCTCTTTGCTTCTTTTGCTTGTTTCTTTTTTCAAGTGTGATTCAGACTGCAAACCAGACAATTGATTCATGATTGCTTTGAAGTTTTTCATCGTCTCTGGTGTTACAGAAACCTCTTGAGCCGAATCTGTTTGATTCAAACGGTTTTTTCCAAGCCAAATAAGTAAAGCATTATCCCCTGCAATAGCTTTGTTGTATTGCACCTCACGAATATTAGCGTCACCCTTAGGCCTCTTCAGCTCTACATACTCTGTAAACAGAATACCAAAGTTCTCTTCAACTTTGTCATAGAAGGTTTGATGATGAATGCCAAGATAAGAAGCAATTTCAGTACCTAGACATCCTGCTTCTATAAGCTTGTCTACACGTTTCCAATCAATTTTTAATTTCTTTCTGCCTGTTTTTTTCATGAACCTAGGTTAACAGACGTTTAAAATTATTTCTATCACTTTGTGTTCATCGCCAAAACATGATGACCATTTATGTGAGCTTTCTCTCTTGAAAATTGTTTTGGAACATGTTTGGGCTTGATTTCAAATTTTGGTATTGGAGGTTTTACATTGAAATCTCTATATTTTCTTTTCCAGTGAGTAATCTTGTAAATTCCTCCATGATCATCTTGAAAGCATTTTCCATCCCAATAAGCAGTCCAAGCGCTTTTCTTACCGAATTTAGGATCAACATTACACACATCATAATGATCTAGTTGATCTGGGAGTGTTTCAAGTGTGTGCCATTCCTCTTTCATAAGTCTTTGGTGTAATTCTTCCAAAGTTAAGAAAAAAGTGTTCCCAAACAGTTGTAAGGCCACTTCATCGCTTAAATTTACTTTTTGATCTTGAAATTCAAAACCTATGTGATGAATCTTTATCTTACCCATTTCTGCCTCCGGTTAAAAAAAGAATCATTCACAGAAAAATTTTATTTATCAAGATAAGACATTTATTGAAAAAAGAACCCCAACTTACCTACACAATGGGCAGCTACTTGACAAAATGTCCAATAAATGGCACAATATAGGTAGATATCATGCGTTATACACTACTCAAAACTAAAGAATATGAGGATTGGCTATCTGAAGAAACGATGAAATTCAGGTTCCAGATTGCAAAAAGATTGGCAAAAATTGAATTAGAGGGTTATTTCGGAGAAAAGAAGGATCTTGGAGATGGAGTACATGAGCTTAAATGGGATATAGGTCGAAGGGTTTACTTTGCTTATTTACCTGTAGCAAAAATCCTACTATTACTAGGAGGAAATAAAAATGGACAAAGCCAAGATATCACGCAGGCGAAGAAGATACTCAAGAGGTACATTGAAAATGAAACTTAAGAAAGGCGCTCCGGTAAAAAAATATAGTCCTACTCAGGAATTACTCGATGAAGATTTTATCGCGAAGGCCGTTTGGGAATGTCTGAAAAACAATGACCCGCAAGGAGTTATTGAGATAATTGAAACTCATCTAGAGTTGATTAACAAAGTTAAAGCTTCAGAAGAGCATGAGTTATCCCGCTCTACTATGTATCACGCAATAAGAGGAAAAAATCCTACCATAAAGACGTTGGCTAAGTTGGTTAACTGCTGTGCTTAAATCTTTTTGACAGTCCTCTACAGTAGCTTTGTTCGTTTACAGAATTCTTTTATTGTCATCATTTTCCATTATACGTTGCAGGAAACACCGTTATACTTTGCACAAATTACCGTTATACGTTGCAGCAAACATACGTCCGATAATATTAATTATGTTGTGCGCACTCCTCCCCTCAATTGCCTGTGAGGCCATTTTTGCGCTTTTTTCGTTCAAATTTGAATTTGATACCCTCACACACTGTTGTAGAGGCTTCCAAAGATTTGACACTTTACTCTAATTCCTTTTCATTAGGCAAGTCTACATAGCACCATAAATCACTGTCTTGCGGTAAATATCCGGATGTATCACCAAAAATATTAAGTGTTTGCCACACATTTTCTGTATCATCATAAAGACATGCGCTAATAGCAGTTCTGCTTCTCAATAAGATTACCCATTTCCCTGATGTAGGTTTGTGGTTTTCAAAAACAAACCAATTCATTTTCCTATTCCTCAGCTAAAATTGCATAAATATTTGATAGCTCTTCTTGCAGAAAACCTAATCGCAGCCTTAAATCCCCTAACTTGTCATTTTCTTCATCATAATTAGACGTCCAATAACGATTATGCTTCGACAAATTCTCAAAGATTTCATCATCCATAATATTACTAAGAAGTTCTCGTGCCCTTCCAATGTCTTCGATTCGTCTAATCAAAAGCTTGAAGTCACTTAACTTTTCGCATTCACCGTTCATCTCTTCACCTGACTCTTGATTGATTCCATGGTCAATATCGCATCGTCGCTGAATTCGTTGGAGCAATACTCGAATTTATGTGCGAGAGTTGCTGCAACGATTAGGCATGCAGAATAAACATCGCTATCGTCCATGTCGTGTTCATTAATGAAAATGGTAAGCAGGTCAATGAAGCTCATATTTAATTTTGTCTATCATGTAGGATTTTGTTGTATTTACCATTGAATGGACGATATGTAATCATTTTACTAAGATCTTTTGGGTCATCTATCATTAGATTTCCGCATTTGGGACATTCCAAAACACTAAGAGTATCTAAATTCTCTTGTTCTTCTTCGGATACCATCCATTCATCCTCTTTAAATAAATCCCCGTCATATCCACTTGAATTAGAATGAATATAACCACATTCACAAAGAATCTTTCCCATTACATTAAATCCTTAAATAAATAGGATGTAATAGCTCCTATGCCAAGCATCCAAAAGCCAAATTCATAGAAATGCAATGTCATTAGAATTAGGCTCAAAAATAGCTGAAAAAAGATGCATCCGAAAGTGAATGTATTTTTCATAACTCAATCCTCACAGGCTCATTTATCCTTTACATTGTCTTTCTTCACCTTGTCTTGAAGATATTTGTCAAATTCCATGCTGCCGACTTTCCGGTTTGAATATGCCCTTTTGACTTTGGCATCCGTCGCTTTACGCACAGGCTCTACTTCGGTTGATATAAAGCATGTCCAAAAACACCCACACCGAGGCTCGTCATCTATTGGGAAAGACATACGATTTTTCCGTACAACTCATTTTTTCATCTCTATTAACTGATCCACTATCGACTCACATTGCGCTTTTACATACGAGATATTGCGATAAGTTTTATTGAAAATTGGGGAATTATCTATGCCAAATTTCTTCTTCATCTTTTCAATATATGGCATGATATCATTTGAACGTGCACAATCAAATCCTATCCACCAATCAAGATCATCTTCTTCAGAAAAACTCAGTCCACCATGGCAATCTATGTCAATCTCGGGATATTCTTTTTTATAAAGTGGATGTTCTTTTGGAATTGCTACATATCCGGATAAATGCCCTAGTAAAAGTTGATCAGGTTCTCCTTTTTTCCATACAGCAACTCTCTTAATTGCACATGCGAATCCTTTGTAATCAAATCTAACAAAATCTGGCTCATTAATCCATTCACCTTCGCCCCATTGCTGTAGTTTAATCTCAGGGGAAATTATCGTTTTTTCTTGCATATAACCTAACATCCTTCTAGGACATTTCCTTAAAACATTCATTAATACATACCGCTAGCATGTAGAAAAGGTAGATGTCGATCATCATTTGTTCAACTTCTCTACTATTGCTTCCAAGATCCATGCAGTACGAGAAATCACTATACGATCGTCAACCTTACTATCAATCTGCTCTAAAATCTCTTCAGGAATATGTAGGTTTATCTGCACACGCTTTTTCTTTTTGCTATCCGCATTAACAAGCGCACCCTTCGATATCGCATCTTCCAGGATTTTCAAATTTCTCTTTACCGACATATACATTCCATATACAAGTTTTATACAGGTTTTATATAGGATTCATATAGTTTTTGTATATAGGAAATCGTAAAGCACTGTCATTTCTTGAATGGCTTTCAAGTCTCTCTTATTCATCTCAGCCACACCAAGACCATTGCTAGCAGCATTGCCAAAGGCTTTTCTCATCGTGATTGGCATATCAAGGCACCTTATCTCTTCGCATTCCTTAAGAATTTCAGTAGCTTCCTGATTATCAGTACCGGTAGAGTCAGCTTGATTTAAGATCGCATATGCTTGCAGTGATGGATTAACTGGAGACATATCTGATAGTAACACCTTAACTTCGGCTAGCGTCCATACATCTAATGACCTTGGCCTGAATGGCATCAAATACATATCGGCAATTGCTAGTGCTGACCTTTGACTTGTGGTATCCCTTCCACCTACATCAATGATCACATCATCATAATCCGCACCAAGTCTTTGTATCTGCGTATGCAAAGTTTTGCCAAAGAGTTGGATTGTTGACCAATCTGTTGGTATGCCAAGAACATCACGCTGCGCTGCCCACTTAGATGTCGAACGCTGCTCATCGGCATCCACCAATAATACCTTATGATTCTTCGATCGCATGACCGCAAGATTTGTAGCTAATGTCGTCTTGCCGCTGCCTCCCTTGATTCCACCTATTGCCAATATACCCATGAAAACCTCATATATAAATTTTGTATAGAATATATATAGGTTATATATATGAATTATATATGCAGCACAAGAAAAATATTTTCAGAGTATGCCAAGTTCTTCCAAAATAATAACAAGGAGAGAGTAAACTATAGAAATGAAAAGTGCTATAGTTGATGCCTTTAAATACATCCACGCAATATCGTCGATCATAGATGCCTGTCTGCTATGACTTGAAAAAATAAACAGTAAAGGCAACGAAGAAAATCCCCATGCTGATGTGATAAAACATTGTTGTGATTTCTAACATGACGTTCCTTACTTCTTTTCCAAGTTTTTAAAGCCAGATAAGTCCACTACAGAGTTATCTTCGTGAATTGGCAAATAGCGCACTAATCTCTTCTTTTTATGCGCTCCAATGTACTTCTGAAAGCAATCATAGCCACAAATAGACTTTCTCTTTTCATATGCGCTTTTCGGTGATGAAATCTCTGCAAAAGGCTTCTCGAATACCCTCTTAAAGCATATTGAACATCTTCTAACTATTTCTTCTTGTTCTACAACTGGCTCAGAACCAATTGGAGGGGCTGATGATGGTCTAACAGGTCTTACAGGATCTGTCATAAAACTACCGCTACAATGTTTTCAAGATTGGTAAAGCAAAACTTTTCTCCATCAACTTCTATCGTCCTAGGGAATGTGTTTGTGATCACTAATGAGCCAGGTTCAATAGAAGATTTAAAATTACTTGTCGGGATGTTATCGCATCTTACCACTTCATATAGCTGTGTGGCCGTATCATTTGAGAGAATGAGCTTGCCTTTCTGTTCTTCAGCTACTTTATGTATCTTTAATATTATAAAGTCATTTTTTGGAACTATTTGTTTCATTTTGTCTGATTTCTCCAGTTTTATGAGTTAGCATTTATCTTTTTTCATTTTCTCGACTTTCTTTGCGTGATCAATTTTCTTATCGAACTTTTTGTCCATAGTTTTTAGCTTAGAGATATCATGTAGGGCTTTTTTTTCTTTATGAGATTTAACATCCCGTTCGACTTTGCGAATTTGTTTGTCCATAGCTGAGATCCTTTTTAAAGTGTGCTTGTAAATCTTCTACGTTAGCTGCCGCGCTGCC